AAAGGAGGAGATAAGGTTATGTTACCGAAAGAAGGTATTCTTTTAATGCCGGCGGGTGGATGGTGGTTAGTCGTTGGAGATCAGTATAAGGAACGGGTTAATAAATTAATGGAAGATACGAGTGGAAAGGTTGAGGTAGAGGATATTTTAGAATATCTAAAAGAACATGATATTCCCTTCCTTTATATTAGTAACGAAGGTCGGAATTTAGTAACAAAAACCGGGGAGTAACGCCTTATGATGCGTTGTAAGTTTGGAGTTGAGTTTCTTGTTTTTATTTTAATCGGGGTTATCCTTATACAAATTATCGTTTTAAACGTGCTTTGTGATAGAGATATGAGTTGGTTGATGGATGAAATAAGAGATATTATCTGGTTATTGTAATTATTTCTTTACATCTTTTGACAACCGGCGGAAAATAGGGTTATAATAAAGTAAGTAACTATACGTTAAAAGGAGGAGAAGGTATGTCTTTAGTAGAACGTGCGCCGTTGACGAATTATCGGAAGCAAGCGAGGAAGGGCGTTGTTCGGTATATTGATCGGACAGGTGCGCCGGTTAGTTTTACTCCTGAACGAAGGCCGGTGGGAACACCTGATGCGAGTGCTGATGTAAAGCGGGCTTATAAGGAGGTCGTTAATAGTGACAGACAAAGTTTCAAGGCAGGTAAAGGAATCCGCAGGGGATCACCTTACAATGTCAACACATCAGGAAACAGTGGAACCGGGTGGGACGGAACACGAAGCAGAACGAAGTAGTGTTTTAGAATCGGGTATCTACCAACCTTGGAAACCGCCTTCTAAAGAAGAGATTAAAAGGGAATTAAAAGCGAAAAAATATACGGAACGTCAATACCAACAGGAATATGAACGAAACAGGAAGGAGGCAATTAAAGAAATTTTACAGGAAAATGTAAGAGATACAGTATCGGTTAAGGACAATAAATTGTTATCGAAGTTTAATGAGGGGATGGGAGGGGAGTAAATGTCTAATCCTTATACAAGTGCAACAGAGTTTACAAATGTTGTCGGTTATCCTATCCTCATGCAACAAATGGTATCGCCGGAAGAAATGAAGCGGGTTTATCGGGAAACACAGCATTGGAAAATTTATAAAGGCGATCATTGGAAAACGAAACGACCCGAAGGTGAGCCGCAGGTAACGGCTAATTACTGTCGGGCTTTTATTGATAAGGGAATTGCTTTCCTTATGGGTAAAGGGTTTAACATTAAAACAAAAAGCGATGCTATGTCGGTAATCAAACCCGTTTTAGATGATGTTTGGGATGATAATAACAGGGAATTTATCGGTATTGATATTGCTCAATCCGGCGGGGTTACTGGAAATGGTTGGGTTAAAGTAGCAGTTGAACAGTTTGATCCCGAAGAAGAACCAGATAAATACGAAGAATACCCGCAAGGTAGGATAAGGTTAATTGTTTTACCTTCTTTTGCTTGTTTTCCTACTTGGGATGGACACGATAAGGAAAAATTAGTTAAATTTCGGGTTATTTATCCTCTTTATATTGAGAAAGAAAAAGCCGGTGGTCAGATTGTAAGGGAACAAAGTTGGTATCAAGAAATCATAACCCCTGATACAATCCGGGAATACTTAGATGAACGGTTTTTAGGAGAACGGGAAAATGCGTTAGGGGAAATCCCTATTGTTCGTGTAAGGAATCTCCCTGTTACCGGCGAATCATTGGGTATGTCGGATATTGACGATATTATTCCCTTACAGCAGGAACTTAATTCTAAGACGACTGATATTTCGGATATTATTAACTACCATGCCGCTCCGATTACGGTCGTATATGGGGCGAAGGTTAGTAATCTCGAAAAAGGAGCAAGGAAAGTTTGGGGCGGGCTACCGAAAGACGGAAAGGTAGAGAACCTTACTTTAGAATCGGATTTATCCGCCGCTTTAAATTATATAGATATAATAAAAACTGCTATGTTCGAGTTATCTAAAATGCCAGAAGATGCTTTTGGAAAAAACATGAATGTTTCCAACACTTCTGGCGTTGCTTTGCATATCCGTAATCAACCGTTAATGGAATTGACAAGAACGAAATGGATTACTTACGGAGAAGGGTTAAAACAGATTAACCGGCTTATCTTAAAATATGCGAAGTTAATTGAACACCCGGAATTGGATATTAATAAGTTTAACGCTTTAAAACCTAATGAAAAATATTGGACTGAAATTGAGTTTCCCAACCCCTTACCAAAAGACGAACTTATTGAGATGCAGTTAATTGCACAAAAACTTAAATTAATGCTGAAAACTCGGAAAGATGCCCTTGTTGAATTAGGGGAAACGGAACCATCAGAAAAATTACAGGAGATTTTAGAGGAAACAACAAAAATAGAATCTATCTTAGCACAGGTAGATGAATTGGCGGATGATGCTTTAAATACGAATCTTGGTGGAATTGTCCATCAAGATGAACAAGCGAGAGATTAAAATGGTTACAATACGAGATAATCCAATTTTAGATGAACAAAAGGAAAGAAAGAAAGAATTTTACCAGATTTGTAAAAAAGGTGCAGAAAATGTCGAAAAAATAATTCCAAAAAATGAAATTAATGATATAATTGTGATTGAGGAGAGATTGGGAAAATTAGTTGCCAATACTGTTAATCAGGTAAGAAAATTTATCCTTCAAAGTGTTGAAGAAGTCATTACTGATACATTAAACCATTATAATGACTTACACGAAAAAATGGCGGGTGAAAGATTACCAAAAACAGTCATTAAACAATTAAAGAGTGAACTTCTAAAAGAGTTTGCTTACCAATCTTTTAAAGGGGATACGTTTGATGGGCGGATTGAAAAGATAAGGCGTAAAGTTTTTAGAAATATCGTTAATACTCTACCTACAGAGAATAAACCTTCCTCTTTGAAACCGGCGGTTAAGGAGTGTATTTATACATTCGACCATATTCCCGGCGGGTCGTTAAGAGGATTAGGAGAAACTCTTTTAGTATCAGAAGAAAACAGATTCTACCATAAAACAGCTATTACGTATTTTAATAAAGTAGGAATTACATTTTTACGATTTTGTTTACTTCCCGCCCATAGTGAAACAACAGATATGATGGAATATGCTTCGGCGGAAAATGAGGAAATAAAAAGCAAATTTCCAGATTATGATCCAATAGGTATATACAGGATAAAGGCTGTAGAGTATCCCCGACCAAGAGCAAGGTATTATTTAGAACCTTTATACCACATCGGCTATTTAGGTTCTGTAAGTTAAATATTTTAAGGAGGTAGTATAAGGAATGACAACTATTAACAATCAAGATCAAAACGTAGAGGCAAACAATGAAGGCGTAACGGAAGAACAAAATTCGGCGGAAACGAATAATGAGGAGGAAACGGTACAGGAACCTGTTTTAGAAACAGGAGAGGAAAAAAGCAAACCTGCACCGGAAACAAAAACTTCGCAATCAGAAATGACTACGGAACAACTTCGTAAGTTACCTCAAGTATCTAAACTTATGGAGGAAGCACGTAGTCAGGAAAAACAGAAATTGTATAAAACCCTTGAAAACAAAGAAACAGAACTTACTAATTTAAAAACAGAAATAGAGGAACTAAAAACAAAATTGCGGGATAAAGAAAATGAAAACCTATCAGAAGTGGAAATTCTACAGAAAGAGATCAGGGAACTTAACGACAAGCATAACGAGTTGCAGGAAAAATTTGTAAGTGAGCAGGAAAGGGCGGAGAAGGAGAAGAAAGATGCTGAACTTGCCGCTTACAAAGAACGGCGGTTAAGGGAAGAAGGAGAGGAGTTAGTAACATCATTGGTTGGCGGAAATAGTGAGGAAGAAATCGAACAATCTATTGAACTGGCAAAAACGGAATATCAAAACATATTCCAAAAGGCATTGTCTAACGCTGAATCTCAAATGCAACAGGAAGAAACAACTCGCCGAAAGGAAAAGGTAAACAATACCTCAAGGGTTACAAACCCTTCAACAGCGAGTGAGTTGGGTCTTACCAGAGAGGAAATTAAGAAAATGTCGCCGGAACAATGGAAAGCGGTTCGTGATAAAGCTATTGATGCCGCCAAAGAGGGTCTGATTTAATCAAATTTAGGAGGGGATTTTCAGTGAGTAAGCAACATATTTTTCATCTTCAAATGTTTAATGAAACATCGTCAGCCCGTACTGATGCAAGCGGGTTTACACCACTTTCTCAAACAATTCTTGACGTTTATAGTAAGGAAATTGAATTTGAGGCACAGCCGGTTCTTCGGTTTGAGCAGTTTGCCGTAAAGAAAGTTGACCTTTCTTCTGCTCCGGGTCTTACCATTAAGATTACTGCGTATGATAATCTTACACCCGGCGGAAGGTTGGATGAAGGCGTAGCTATGACTACGCAAGAACTAAGCACATCACAAAAGGATATTTCCGTTTATGAATACGGAAATGCTATCGCTGTAACGGAACTTCTGCTTCAAGCATCGTTTGACGATGTAATGTCCAGTTCTGCAAGGTTGCTCGGTTTGGATTATGCTAAAACGGTGGATACGCTTTTGAGGGATACTGTTCTGGATTGTAACAGCGTGGTTTTAGCAGGGGATCATACTTCAAGGGAAGATTTGACAGATACCGATCTTTTCGACAGCACGGTAGTTAAAGACGCTGTTGAAATTCTGGCTACAAATAACGCCGGAAAATACAATAACGACTACTACGTATGTTTCATTCACCCTCACCACGCACGGGGTATTCGGGATGATAGCGAATTTCAAAATGTTACCGCTTACGGTAAACAATATGCCGGAGAAATTGGGCGGATTCACGATGTAGTATTCATCGAAACCACTCAAATGCCTTATAACGATCAAACAGAATCGGAAGAAGCTAATGACGATTCTGGAACGCTGGCGTTTAACGTCTATAAGGCAGTAATGTTTGGTGAAAATGCTTATGGTTTTGCCGTTGCTCTCCCCGTTGAAATGAGAGATGGCGGAGTGGAAGATTTTGGTAGGATTCATAAGCTGGCATGGTACGCTATCTTTGGAGCCGGTATTCTGCATGATGACAACATTGTTCGTATCGAAACACGGTAATATAAGGGGAGTAGGGTAATCTGCTCCCCTATCTCTAATTAGGGGAAGACGAATGTTTAAGGAAACTGTATATTTAAAAACATTCCGTAAGTTTTATAGCCGTGTAGCACAAATTACAACCGTTTTAGCAGATTATATCTTCGATTCTTCGTCAATGGCTTCTACTAATATTGACCATACTCACAGGAAAATACATCAAGGGTTAAGTTTCATAACTTATACGGAAATCGAAGATTTACCGGCGGGGAATAGTAAATGGTTGGGAATTACTGTAAATAGTAAACCGGCTCATATTAATCTATCGTATATTCATTTCCTTAGTGAGAAAATTAAAGTTACAATTTACGAAAATATTTACTACGATGTAGAACAGGTAAATGGAATTACTTCATTTAATATGAATCGGGATTTACTAAAGAAGGGTGAAGTTGAAGAGTTAAATACAGTTAACAATATTGGTTTTATTGATGCTCCTAATACTTCGGCGGAAGGTGTAAATAAACTTTACAGTTATAATCTTAGGACGTTAGAAGAAGGGCCGGGTGTAAAAATAACAATTCCGCCTGTATTTAGGGAAGGTTCACAAGAGATAATTTTAGCAACAGACACACAATATGCTTTTCAATTTTATAACAATGGATCAAGTAGTATTGATTTGATTGATTTAATGATTAATTGGTATGAATAAAGGAGGTTTGAAGAATGGCGCATCCTGGTGGACACAATCACGATAAGGAAATTCGCAAAATCGTGGAAGAAGAATTTAGTGCCGCTTTACTTTCCGCCGTCAACGGGGAAATTGAGTTTAAAGTTACTCCCGAAACGGTATCTACACATGAGGACGATCAAAATGTTGGTAAACATCAGGAAATTAAAGCTACTGTTTCTGGTGAGGTAGCTTCTGATGGCGGAGATGATATTGTTGTTCGGGTAAAGGCGAAGGTTTTAGATGATGGGGAATTTGAATTAACCGATGTTACTGTAGCAAATAGTGATAGTGCTTCAGATATTGCCGGAAAAATTCAATCTGCATTAGTAGCAACAACCCAATTTAGTGCGGATGGTGATTCAGGTGAAATTCAAGTAACAGCTTCCGATGCGGTTATTACTCTCAAAATGGTGGACGAAGCAAAACAAGATGATACATTTACCCTTGAAGTAGAAGAAGGCGATGCTACTTTTGACACACCATTGGCGGTTGATGTAGAAACAGAGCAAGAAGGTGTTGCTCCTTATACCCGTAAGGTTCAAGTTGAATTGGTTGATGATGCCGGTAATAGGCATTGGTGGTTTACAGATGATGTTCCCGTTACTATTGGGGAAGATACCGAAGGTAGTGGTGAAGCGGAAGTAGTTGGCGGAACTACTCCTAAAATGAAAAACGGGTTCATGGAGCTAACCGTGTTGCTTCGTGGAGATTGGTCTGGATCAGATGAAGATACGAATACCCTTACGGTTTCTGAAAAGACGATTTTAGGGGAAACTGTTTCGGAGAAAACCAGCGTGGAAACTACAACAGAAGGTTAATTTTAAAATGATTTTTTAAGGAGGATTTATTCATGGTAGAACAAAAGAAAGAAGAAACAGTACAGGAGGAGGAAAAACAGGCGGAGGAAGTAGTTAAGGAAGAACCAAAAGTAACTACTACTAAACCGAAGGCTACTAAATCTAAAGCACAGGAAAAACCTATCGTAAAATCCGAACCTACGAAAGAGGAAACGGGAGATACGGCTGTAAAAACTTCTTCACAACCTAAAGTGGTTGCTTCAAAGGATAAAAAAGTTCCTGTAACTCCTAAAATCTCCGGCAAAAAGTATATCGCCGGATCATGGTATGTTTTAGAAAAAGGAAAAGAAATTATGGTTCCGGTTACTGTAAAAGATAGGTTACGAGTAAGTGATGCTATCTACCGCTAATTAGGGGGAATTAAGTGATGGGCGAAAACGGAAACGGAAAAACGGCGGGTGATGTAATCCCCATCAAATTAATGAGAGGAATATTACAGGATAAACCTGTGTTTGCGGAGGACATTATTACTATAGATGGTGTCCGTTCAAGATACCAACTGGAAAATTCCCCCATTATGTCCGATGAAGAAACATTTCCTGTAACTGTTAAAATTGAGGGAATAGCTGTTCCCGAATATACAGTTAATTATGATGATGGGATTATAAAATTCGATGAACCGCCGGATGAAGGAGAAGGGCAGGTAAACTATTACCATGCTCAATTATCCGACAAAGAAATCGAATCAATGTTGGATTATGCCCTTCTTGTCCATGACCCCGAAGCTACATGGGATGATTTTCCCCCGGAATACGCCCCATACGTTCAATGGTTAGCGGCGGCTTCTGGACTGTATATGTTATCTACACGTTGGGCAACAAAAATGCGGTTGCGTGTGGAAACTGTCGAAACACATGATCATCAAGTAGCGGGAAGGTATTTTGACTTAGCTCGGCGGATGGAGCAAAGATACAATGATGCAAATGCCGGTTTAATTAAGGTAGCAGAGTTTACTCGCAGAGATGTTCAAACCGGCATTTTAGTTCCTTTTACGGAGGACTTCTACATTGAACAGTAAAGATTTAAGTAAGAGGGTAAAACATCAAATTGATAGGTTTGGAATGGACGTTTACCTAAAGCAGTATGATGGTGAAAATACGACAAAATCTCAATTTGATGAAACAATTCAAAAAGAGTATAAATCACCTGTTCCAATTCGCTGTTTGGTTATGTTTGAACCCACCGAAGAAATGTTAAATGAGGCGGGAATGACAAAAGAAGAAGCAGAGATTATCTTAAAAATGTCCTCTTTGGATTTACAAAAAAGAGGGTTGATGCAGGGTAATCAAACTCTTATAACACAAGACGATATGATAACAGTTCGATTAGAGGACTTTGACATTAAAAAAATTCGACACCATGTTCATTACCAAGATCATTTGATGGTTTCTATCGGGGCAATAAGGGCGTGATTTAATGGCACGGGTAACGGGCAGAATGATGGGCGGATGGACACAATCGGGTTGGTTGTTGAGTATGGCCTCTGTTCGCCTTCGTAGGCATATTGAACAAACCTTAACGGAATGTGCCGAATTATATTATAGTTCTATTATTGATTGTATCAATACTGGCGGGTTTGGAACATGGCCTCCGCT